CTATGCAGCACTTTCTTCAACTGAAACGCTACTCACTCGGCTATGGCCTTCTCTATTTAGCAAGGCCATAGGAAATGCTGCACTAGCAACGCCAATCATTAAATATTCCAAAAAAGTTAGTCTTGTCGCACCAAAATCATGCCAAATACCGAGGTTAGTATTACTCCATGCCGAACACCAAAAAAACACCTCTTTTTTCAGTTTTGGTTCAACACTTGGATATGAAACAAACAGAGACTCAGCCCAAGAAGTATATTTATTACTGATCGCTGCATCACTGTGGCCAGGTAATACCACGGCACTCAAATCGCCAATGTGGTATTGATAGCCATCCCCCCAACGCGCAAACTTCCCTTTATCACCTCGAAGGCCTCTGATGTTTGCTGAGACAGCATTTTTTCGACCGAGTGATTCAGTTTTACCTATATAAAGTGGTACTACTCTGCCTGCTTCCTTAAAGAACATCACATATATAAGCCCGTCATACATATATGTTCCCTGCTGCAAATCAGCAAGCAGAATATCGACTTGTTCAAGTACCATCGATTCCATTGCTTGGCTTCGAGCTAAGATAGTTTTTACTTGAGTCTTACCAATTATTTTTGTCTGTACTCGCAGATCGCAGTCTGTCGCGAAAAGTGGTACAGAGCTCTCGCATATTTTCTGTTCGTGACAGAAACCATCCCAGATTTGCCTATGTAGCATTTAATTCTCTTTATTCTGTCTAACATCGAATTCTGTCATACGGATTTAACTGCACCGCCGCATCAAGGTGATCCGGTGCAAAGTGCGCATACCGCATTGTCATCTGTATGGAGGTATGCCCCAGTATCTCTTTGAGCACCAAAATATTACCACCATTCATCATAAAATGACTCGCGAAGGTATGGCGTAATACGTGTGTTAATTGCCCTTCAGGTAGCTCGATATCTGCCTGCTTTAAAGCCCGACGAAATGCGTCATAGGATGAAGAAAACAGTGCCCCACGTTTCTTCGGTAGTCGGTTATAAAGCGACTCAGATATTGGAATTGTGCGGTTCCGTTTTCCCTTAGTATTGATATAGGTGATACGATGCGGAACAACCTGTGATTGTTTCAGCCCTTCGGCTTCACTCCAACGGGAACCGGTAGCCAAACAAATCCGAACCACATTACCTAGGTCAGCATTCGCAGACCGATCGCAAATATCTAGCAGATGCTCAATATCATCCTGGTAAAGAAAAGCTAACTCGTTTTCACTCTCTTTAAACTGGCGAACGCCATCAAGCGGATTATCTCCCTGCCATTCACCTAGCCTCTTAAGCTCGTTGAACACCGCATTGAGGTACGAATGCTCACGGTTAATCGTCGACTCTTTCACTGGCTTGGTAAATCGGCCAAACTTACCGCTTAAGCGCTGTTTGCGATACTCGGCAAAGTCAGACTTAGTAAACATACTAGCAATCGGATCACCAAGACTTCCGCATAGCTGCTCTAACTTACGTAAACGCGCCTCTCCATCAGCTAAAGAACGACCATGCATGTCGTACCATCGCTGAGCTAATGTTGATAGTGTCTGGCCGCTGTTCTCTGCATCTGATGTATCAACGCTTATAGAATACAGCTTTAGCTGACGCTCATACGAGAGCGCCTCGCCTTTGGTAGCAAACTGCTTTCTAATCCGCTTACCTTGTCGGCCTTCAGGGTAAGTTTCACAGATCCATTTGCCGTTGGCCGACTTTCGTACAGTCATTCTTAGTCCTTGTTTCTTTTTCTTAAGGACGTTTTACTGTATATAAAAACAGTTATCAATGTTTGATTACTGGTTGCACATACATTCTATCTCTGCAGGCCGTCAGATTCAGGGGTTGTTAGTATATATTGGTACCTAGTAGATTAAGTAGTAAATAGATATAACATCAAACTCACGAACAAAGCGTAACTTTTTAGAATCAGCGTTCACAGATAAAGATATTAATTTGTTATCCGGGCTTGTCATTTAAATAAAAAATTAGGTCAAAATCGGACACGCTAAAACTATTTATTATGATCCCCCCCTGAGATTGTAATGATTCATTTTAAAAAATCATAGAGGGACTTATTTAATAATAAATGTTAGCTTTAGATTTAAATATCGCATAATGAAAACACTCATAAAGAGTGCCTTCATCATTAATCGATAAATATCAATCAATTAATTTATACCTACAAATTAATTGATTGAATATAAGCTTCTATACTTAACTCCATTAAGATGAATACAATTCCAAATGCTGGTTTTTATACCATACTATATCATTCACCTTAGATATAAGAGAAAATATAATGAACTCCATAGACTTCATTAAAAAATCATCCAAGACTATTTGCATCGTTTCGTTAATCTTAGAGTTAATTATATGGTACTCAGTCTCTTTATTATGTACAATTGAACACCTCACTTTGTACAATAATGTTGGGAACAATGATTTAACACCGGCTACTCCCTCATTTTTATTATATGTTTTTTGTATGGATAAACTTTTAAAAAGCGCGTTACAATCTTTATCAGAGAAACGAGGAAGGCTATCTAATTCTTTATAATAGCTTTCAATTACATTCTCTATTTTAATACCACTACCATTAATATTAATATCAAAGCAAACTTTAAGTAGCTTTTTTAAAGCATCAGCTTCATTAATATCAGTGTTTTTGTATAAACTTTTAAATTCTCTAACCCCTATCATTTCATTAGAAATAGTATCATTAGATAATTTAACTATAGGATATCTAAACATAAAATTCTCTATTATGTGATAAATAGACAAATATTTGCTTAAAATTTCATCGTGCGAATTATATTCACCAGCGATATATAGTACATCATTAAACTGTTGATAATCAGAGCCAATTGTGACATTTGTTAAATATGGATATGCTAATTTTCTTTTCGAAAGTTTTGGTGTGTTTATTTTAGCGCCTGACATAATTGCTAGCAACTTTAGTGCAGCTACTGAATTTTTTTTAGTAACATTATCTTTTAAATTAGTTACTAAGATATATGCTTCTTCTAAATCCCTACTATTATCTGAAAACATTAAATAAAGAAAGGTCGATAATAAGTGCACACCAATATTCTCAACCAATTCTTTACTGGACCAATCTATTTTTTTGAAGTTTATGTAGAGAAAACAGTTCTGTTTATTAGCACCATCAATATGTTCAAAGCTTTTTAGCGGAACTAAATCCCCCTCAACTTTTATAATGGAAAAATCACTTGGTGTATATGCTAAATTAGTAACATAGTCATTATCATCAAAAATTAGCGAGGCTAGTTTTAACTTTTTATTAAATGGGTCAATATCAATATTTAATACTTCAAGAACATTTTTAGCATTAGTATCAAACAGTTCTAGAATTTCATTCAAATCATTTTGATTAAACGTCTCCGTATCAAACTTACTGATATATTCTTTTATATGGTCAAAAAAGTTGAATTCGAGATCAACAATAGCGTCATTGTCATCTAGAAATTCCTTTTCCCGATTGAAGTTTCCTAATAGTTCGGTTAATGGAAGCTTAAAGATATCTCGGATAGAAATCATGATTTTTCTCCGAAGTAACTCTCCCATTTTACCAACGATCTATTACCATTAAGAATTTCTACCGTAGCCTTATATATAGCTCTCTTATTAACATTACCTATATTTACCTTACCAAGGTCAACATTATTCCTAGCTTTTTCAAAGCTAGGGAGGTTTAAATATTTAGCCAGGTCATCAATTATACTAGTAGCATATTCAATTGCACACTCATAACTTTGCTTTTTCTGATCAGCATAGTTACCTATTGCTCCAAAAAGCCCTACTATTGCAACTTCTCTACCTAACCACAATATACCTTGGTCATTATATTGATCATATAACACACGGTCAAAACTGTATAAAAACAATGTGAAACTTTTAATTAAATCATAACTGAAGTTTTCAGGTAATTGGAAGTAATCACCTTCACCATCAGTCACAGTATGTACAAAATCATTATTAGTTGTTATTGGTTTTCCGCTTACCAATGAAACCAGCGCAGAAATCACATGGGGTAAAAAATAATCACCGACCTTCCTAGTCTTACTATATTGCATAGATGAGATTTCTTTTTCTCTCAGTAAATTAAATCCTATCGGGGCTATGTCATTTATGGTCGGTATAATATTTAGAAATATTAATTCTAATTGATGCTTTATATTTACACTTTTGTGTCCAGCATTGAGTAATAGCATTTTTTCAATCTGCTGTGATTTATCTAATCCAGTCCAAACCTCTAACCACATAAAGTTATCATGAAACAATGAAACAATACTATCAGATTCATTATTAGCGTACTCTACTAATTTCCTGAAAATATTTGGATTTGAACTATTAAGTTTCAGTTCATCGCTAAAAGATCTTATAGATTTATCTCCACTTAGAATCTCATCTTTATTTTTATCTATTAACAATGCAGTTTTCCAAATGGATAACAACCTGTGAGTTCTTTGCAGGCCATCTAACACTCTAAACTCATTAATATTTATGACATTATCAATTATATTGTCCTTACATATATTTGACTCAGTTATAAGAACCATTACAGGTATGTGTTTTTTATGAATAACAGTCTCCACTAACTTATCGAGATACTTATTATTATTCACGATCCCCCTCTGTATTTCGTACTCCCTGTATTCTGAGTCTATAGAATTTATATACTCATAAAGAGACACTTTTATTAAATAACAGGTGTTTTCTCTTTCTTTTTTCTCATCAAGTAATATAGCTTTCATTATCCCTCACAATTTTTTGATCACAGTAACTGCTTTCCCAATAACTTTTATTTGAGACATTGGCCATAATTCCCCATCAATGCGCCACTGCTCTCCTGGAGCCAATTTCATATCAACAACCGACAGTATTTTTTGCCTTTCAATCAACCAAGTCCCCTCAGGGGTATTAGAAAATTTCATATCGATAAAAAATGAACAATTATTGTTGTGAACTAATATCAAGTTCTCACTTTCTGCCATATGCTCGAATGGTTTTCCTACCCAATCAGTAGTTGGTTCCAGTACCCCATCCAGCAGGTAATAAGCAGATATACGCACCATCTTCTGTGTTGTAGTACCTTCAATGTCTTTGCTTATCATTCCAGTTCCAGTAGCTAGCCACTCAAGTGAAACCCCCGTCTCCAGCGCGCACCTAACAATCGCCTCTCCGGGGAAATAATCCCTCTTAACCCAAGTGCTAATTGTGCCTGTCCCTGCTCCTAAGTGATCACCTAACTGCTTCTTCATCGTAAAGCCATACGCCTGCATTAGGCGCTGTACTGCGCTTTCGCCGCCTTGAAATTTCATTTCACAAAAACCCTAATTAAAAATTGACAATATGAAATGCAAAGATTAGCTTAAGTGGCAATTATGAAATCAGAAGCTATCTACAACATTACTTAACTAACAGAACAGAATGCCTTATGAAAATGCCACTTTCAATATCTCTTGCTACCCCTTTCGTCACAGTTGAAGAATTTTCTCGAATCAGTGGGTTACCGATCGGTACCTGCTACAACTGGATTCACCTAGGTAAGCTGCCTATTCGTCCAAAAAACGGTAAAGCTGAACGAGTTTTAATCAATATGCTCGCTCTTCTCAAAGAAGCTGAGCTAAGCACTCTAATTAGTCAGTAAGTTCAAATTTGTGAATTAATTATCGGACAATGTGAACACAATGGATATGTTTGAGAGTCAATCTGGCATACATAGACACTGGAACTCAGCTTGTGAACGATTCGCCAGCGCCCACAATCTCGTTAAGCTCGCTGCCGAGATCGGGATATCTGCCCAAGTATTACGTAATAAGCTAAACCCTGAGCAGCCACACCGCCTGACAGTCAATGACTTATTACGCCTTACCGAGTGCACCAAAGACTATAACTTAGTCGATGGTGCGCTAGCGCAATTAGGTCGTTTGCCATGCGTTGCAGGTGATGAAATCACATATGCAACTAACATTCCCGCTCAAGCGCTAAAAATCAGCGCCGCAGCCGGAGAGTTGGCTGGTGAATCAGTGCAATTAATGTCGGGTTCACGTCTAACCAAAACACGTAAAGACGCCATCGTAGCGCGAGCGAATAAAGCCGTTCGCGATCTGATGTTGTTTGCATATGCCGTTGAAGAGCGTTTTCACTCGGTGCCGGTGCTCTCCACCACAGCCGATTTGCTCACCAATGGCAATTTACCCGGTCTCATGTGAGGTATTTCATGGACACGCCCGTTTCTATCACCCCGCTATTACGTCGCCAACAAGGCCGCCCAAGCAGTCCTGTTGAGATCCGTCATGGCAAAGGATGCCAAGGCATCATTATTCGCCCTGATGGACGTCGCTGGACGCCACCAAAAGGCGCTTTCACTCAGTTACTACGGAGGGCAACACGATGAACCCACGTTTAGCTCTCGGTTCTGAACACATACACACCATACCGATCCGTCTACGTTCACTTATAGGCAAACACTTCGCCGGTTCGCGCTGGGAAGAAAGCTGTCAGTTTTATGATGCCATGCCAGAACGCTATCGTTCGACAGTTTGCTTTCATGCTGGACTGAAAAAACACCATGCGTTATTGCGTTTGTCTGAACTGGATGACTCTGAACGCGAGCGTGTGATTAATGCACTGGACGAACTGCGCGGCCATTTTGCCAAATACCGCAAATATGCCATCAGCAACGCCGCTTATATTCAGCGCCTACCAATTAGCGTGCGTAAAACGTTATTTCTTCATGCTGGATTAACACAGGCCGAATTCAATCAACCTGTTTGGCGCATTGAGGATGAGACCTGCGCTTGGCGCGACAAAGTGCTTAAAGCGATCCGTGAATTACTCAATATGTTCGCCGATGTGCCGGACATTCTGACCTCGGTCAAACCTGAAACCTATTTCAACTAATTAACCCTATTCATTTAACAGACGTAACCACTCGTCGGGCATTCCTTTGCCTGAAAACGGAAAACACTATCGCACGGCGCTCAGTTGCTGACAGCCTTAAATGACGCCCGTATTGATGAGCGTCGTAATCAGGCCGAACTGGTTTCTGCACGTATGAATAAGTTGGCCGGTCACATCATTACCCATGAGATGAGCGGTCGCGATGCTGCCGAGTTACTGCGTCAGGAAGCCGAGCGCATCCAGAACCTCATCGGGGAGATGCACTAATGGCTGACTGGATTGATATTGCTCAGGCTCGCGAAGAAAACGTGCTTGAGGCTCAGATTGAAAATGCACGTGGCAAGATTGTTGGCGCATCTGCCCACTTCTGCAAAGACTGCGACGCCCCAATCCCTGAAGCGCGCCGCACGGCTATCGCCGGTGTGCAGTGTTGCATTCACTGCCAGCAGGTCCGCGAACTCACACGCAAGCATTTTCGCGCATGAGCCAACCTCATCGGGGGCGCATCGCCCCCTCGCCGCCGCCACCGTTTACCGGAACTCAAGCCGACACCTTCGTCGGCCTTTACCCATGGAATGCGCCTAAAAAAGCGATAGGCCGAGAAAGACAGCTTACCCTTGCCGAATACCAGCAAGGGCAAGCTGTTTTGCATCGTATCGATTCCCTACCGCGTTTTCTGAGCGCCATTCTGCTAAACCGCCATGCGTGGCTACTGAAGAACAAAAGCCTTCACGCAGCGAATAAGTTTCTGGTGTTCACCGTTGAGCCACGCATCTGGCCGCGTCTTGATATCGTTAACCGCAAGTTCGCCATGAACCTTAATGCCTCACAGCGCTTTATGTCAGAAGGCGACATTTATCGCCGTTTACCCGGCATGAACGATCGCGAGCTTGAACGCCTCGCAGGCCGCATCGCGGGACAGCTCTTTTCAGCTTACGAAGAACTTAGCGATGCCTTTTTACTGCACAGCGCCCAAAAAGCGCTTTTTACCGACAAAGCACAGGCCGAGATTTACGGCCACGTCGCTGGCGCAGCTCGCGCTTTCAACATCACCCCGCTGAACTGGACGAAATACCGCAAAGGCACGCTGGATATCCGCTCAGCGTTCTCTAGCATCGCGCGTCTGCTAAGTGATGAATGGTGGATTAGCCAGCTCAAAGCCCAGCGCACGCAGTGGCGTGAGGCATTGTTGATTGCCGCCGGTGAAGTACATTGCAATAAATCCGGCTATGCCAGCAAACAGGCGATCCGTGACGTGCAGGCACGCCGCTTGGCGAATATGGAATACCTGAAGTCCTGCGAGTTGGAGAACGTTGACACCGGTGAGCGTTTTTCCCTGATCGATAAGGTGATGGCCAGTATCTCGAATCCTGAAATCCGTCGTATGGAACTCATGAGCACCATCGCGGGGATCGAGAAATACGCGGCCAGCATGAAGCACGTCGGCATGTTCCTGACTATCACCACGCCCTCGAAATATCACCCGATGCGTAAAACGGGTAAGAAAGACAACGTCCGCGTGCAGCTCAATCACAAATGGGATGACGCAGCGTTTTCGCCTAAAGACGGCCAGCGCTATTTGGTCGATATCTGGAGCAAAATGCGCACCGCGTTCAAAGACCAAAATCTAAAGGTCTACGGAATGCGCGTGGTCGAGCCACACCACGACGCCACGCCTCACTGGCACATGATGCTGTTTTGCGAACCGAAGCACCGCCCTTCAATCATTGCCATTATGAAGCGCTACGCGCTGATGGAAGACGGTGACGAACGCGGCGCACAGGAAAACCGCTTCGAGTGTAAGCACCTCAACCGAGGCGGCGCGGCGGGTTACATCGCCAAGTACATCGCTAAAAATATCGATGGCTATGCCCTCGACGGCGAGATCGATAGCGAAACCGGTAAACCGTTGTCAGACACTGCCGCCGCTGTCACCGCGTGGGCGTCTACGTGGCACATTCCCCAATTTAAAGCCATTGGGGTGCCGACCATGGGCGCATACCGCGAGTGCCGTAGTCAAAATCTACGTTATATCAGTCTGGCCGAAAGCTTTGATGAGCGCGTCGAAGCTGTGCGCGCTGCCGCATCAGACGGCGATTTTGCTGCCTATATCGCAGCACAAGGAGGTGCCAATGTGCCTCGCGACTTACAAACCGTGCGTGTGGCTCACAAGATTGCCGATGAACCTAACGAATACGACGAAGACGTTCAAAAAATCGTGGGCATCTTCGCCCCTCATCTCGGTGAAAACCACATTCACACCACCCGCGATACTCAATGGCGCATCGTCGCTAAAGCCGTTGACCTTGAGCCTTTGACCTTAAAAAGCGCCTCTGGCGCGCCTCGGAGTCCTGTCAATAACTGTGGATCTGCTGGAAAAGCAGTCACCGAAGAAACCGCCAATAAGGCACCTAAACAGGACTCAAAACGCATCAGTTTGCCCCCTGTAGGCGAAATCGCATGGGATGACATCGGCAACGTGCTGTTGATAAGAGCGCTTCTGAAGGAGCAAGCGCCAAAAGTGAACCGAAAACAGCGAAGTTACGATCAACTGCACAGGCCAGAGCCTGCACCTTCGGCACGTTTAACCCAAGCCGAACGGCAACGCCTGCCACAAATTCACGCAGACCTCACGGCCAAAGGCATTCATCCGCAACGTTGGGAGCTGGAAGTGCTCGCCCGTGGGGCAAAAGTGAGCTTTGGGGATCTGACGTTCCAATATCAAAACGACGATGACTGGGGAGGTTTCACGGACAATTAATCGACAAGAGCCTTATAAATCATGGAGTAAATCAAATATTGATGCATTCCATACTTGACTATTTACTCATATAAACTCAACATAACTGTATAAATACACAGTATAACACTGGAGACATAATGGAACTCATCGATCGCGCACACCTGGCACTCTCGCGCGTACAATTCATCGCAGAAGTTTCCCTGGTCGCAGACCTTAGCGTCGAAGAACTACAAATGGCCTTATCAATGATTTCTGATTTAGCTGATCCATGCTTGCCAGGGAACGGTCATGAAGAGGTTTTTTATAAGGTTAAGGATTCATAATCGTGGTGCCGGCCAGCACAACAAATTTTGCTGACCGGCTGCTTCTCCTAAAACTAGTATTTTGATTACAAATTGATACCATTTCCCCACCCAATAATAATCTTCATAAATACAATTATATGATTTCCCAATATGAATATGTCGCCAGACAGCTCGCAAGAACAAAAAACAAAAAACATGAGCAATATGTCGTTACTGGTATCGTACATCGACTAGGCCGAGATGATGTAAAGTTCATTACGCAACAGTACGTAAAACGTGAATCAGGCCGGGCACTCACCGACCTCTATTTTCCAGCATTGAATTTGCATATTGAAGTTGACGAAAAATACCACGAAAAACAAGTATCTTGTGATCAGCTACGCGAAGCCGACATCGTTGATGCGACTGGACATGAGATATTAAGAATCCCGGTAACTGGAACACTCAAAGAAATAAACACTAGGATTGATGAATGCGTTTCAGAAATTCGCAAAAAAATAGATAAACTTGGTGACAGCTTCATGCCATGGGATATGGAACAAGAGTTCAATATCTTGCCGCACATTAAACGCGGATATATCGATTTAAAAGATAACGTAGCATTTAGGCGCATCACCGATGCATGTAATTGTTTCGGACATAATTACAAATTCTATCAAAGTGCCGGTGCACAGCATCCCCATAATAAAGATACCCTGCTTTGGTTTCCAAAACTCTTTGAAAATGACGCTTGGAAAAACCAGATTGAAGACGATGAAGAGACCATTTGGGAACTTAGTAGGGACATAGATAAAGTTGAGAATCACTTCAAGCGATGGATGGAGGTTGAAGAACGCGACAAGCGCCTCGTTTTTCCCAAAGCGAAAGATAACCTGGGAATAATTCTCTATAGGTTCAAAGGTCTTTATCAACTAGACAAAAATAACAGTAATCTGAAGGACGGCCTTTGCTGGAAACGCATATCCACACGAGTTAAGACCTATCCTCAAAAAGATAAATCCTTGGAAATCTAGCATGCATGCATAGCGTGCATCACTTAGCATTGTGATCCGTTGCCCGTTTTGGCCTTATAGCGCCAGTCCTGATGCGGATCACGATGGATCACGCAACTGCATTAAAAACGACACATTAAGCGGGCAGGCGTGGCGGGGATAGCATTGCGCGCTGAGGTAGCTAACTAAGCTATGCCAATATTCAAACAACCATGCATAGGTAGTTACCTTACTGTTGTTTTGCCACTAAACGTTGTTCTCTGACACTTCCTTACTTAGTCAATCTGAAGAAAACGTTCGCCAACATACTCATTAGAGTTTCTTATAATAAAGTCTCATTAAAACTAGTATATGCGAGCGAATCCACAGAATCCTTTATCAACACTAATCTATCCTGCATATGGCTTCAGTGCCGATTTTATTTGCTTATTTCATAAGGAATACAAATGGATAACTATCATATTACAAAAGATGGTGATGAGTGGAAGTTCAAAAAGGAGGGTAACGATCGTGCAACCTTCAAAGCAGATACAAAACAAGAAGCAATTGATAAAATGAGAGATTACATGGACGATAAAATCGGCTCTGTAAAAATTCATAAGGAAGATGGGCAAATCCAAGAAGAAAGAACTTATCCACGCAGTAGCGATCCAACCAAAAGCAAAGGTTGATAGTTGAAAGCCGCTGTAAGGGCGGCTTTTTCGTTACTTGTTTTTCGGTAGCTCGTAAGGCTTAAAGCGAACCACTTCCTGACCGAGAAAATCATTCACCTCCTTGATCCGCTCTTGCAATGGCGTTAATTCATTGCGAACGAATACCTGCGCCGCCTTCACCACATCCCCAAAACCGCCCGTATTATTCGGTAGCACACCCATCATCTGAGGCGGTACTCGGTGCGCGCTGAGTAAGTCATCACGGGTCGCATTCTTGATATTAAAGAAATCGTCTTTAGTGGCCACTTCACTCAGCGGTACGATTTTGATGCCGTCGGGTTTGCCGTTCGGCGCGTAGAAGAACAGGTTTTTAAAGTTACCGAGCCCTTTCGAGCTGCGCATCGCATCACGTAATGCTTCCACATCGGTATTGCTTTGTGCCGCGTCGGTCACGTACATGATATAGCCTGCGTGTGCACCGTTCTGGTAATACTTCCGGCGAAACAGCGTGGCGGATTCATTCAGCCACGCCGAGTTGAGCGAGCTCATATATTCCGGCAAGCCGTACAGTTCCTGATTAATATCCGGCTCAATCAAGTGGAACACCGAACCGGCTTCAAAACGATGCGGCTCTTTGAACGACTGCACGAACCAATACACATCATCCTCGACGCCTCGACGGGTATATTTCGCCGGTGAGCACTCCAGTCGCATCACCTCCCCCAAGCGGTTGTAACGCTTTTCTAAAAAGGCATTGCCAAACACTAAGAAATCAAGCACAAAGCGGCTGAACTCTTGCTGACTTAGCAATGGATGCGGGATAAAGGTGCTGGCGAGAATGTTGCGCTTCACGTAAATCGGCGAGCTGTGGTGGACGGCGGCACGCAGGCTCTTCGCCAGCCCGGCAAAGCTCACCGGCGGCTCGATCCATTTACCGTTACCGATACACTCGGCATAGTCGAGGATATCGCGGCGATCCAGCACCGCCGACGGCTCGCCAAAGGTGAACGCCTGCATCGCTTGATCTGTTTTTTTTGCCATGGTCATGGCTTTGGCGCGCTGGCCTTTACGTTTACTCATCAGTTGAAGTCCAAGATTGAAGGAATAACGTTGCCGTTACCGGCGGTGAGAGGTTCGTTAATCATGGCGTGCATCGCCGCCCACGCGATATCGGCGTGGCTCACCTCTTCGCTACGGCTGGCCTCATAGGTCGCACTGCGCCCGCTGGCCGTCATGGTCTTGCGGATCGCCATAAAGGATTGGGTGATATCGGTATGGCCGGCGTCATATTCGAGGCGACCACTGGTGATCAGGTCTTTGGCCTTCAGCACCATGCTGGTTTTTACCTCCGGGCTATAACGAATTTCTCTAGCCGCGGGGAAGAAGTTGCGTACCAGTTGGAACACGCCCTGCCCGATGCCGGTCGCATCGATGCCGATATATTCCACGCTGTATTTGTCGGTCAGTGATTTGATGGATTCGGCCTGTGTGGCGAAGTCCATGCCCTTCCACTGATGTCGCTCCAAGATACGGAACTTACCGCCGGGAACTAACGGCGGCGCTAAAACGACACACCCCGCACTGTCGCCGGTGTGTGACGGGTCATAACCAATCCAGACCGCACGGTAGCCAAACGGACGATAGGCAAACTGATGAAAATCCTCCCACTCTTCCATGGTGTCGACCATGCAGCCTTGCAGCTCCTCGAACGGGAACACTGACGCCTTATCATCGACAAACTCGCACAGAAACAGGTTGCGAAAATCTTCTTCGCTGTTTTCCTGCTTAAGCACATCCAGATTAAACAAGGTGCAGCCACCGGCCTGCGCGTCCTCGATGGTGACAATCTGCCGCCACTGACCATCACCACATACCGCACCGCCTGCGAGTGCTTGGTGACTCACATCTAGCTCAATACACTCGCTTTTGTCTTTGCGCCCCTTGTTGAACAGCTCACCCGACCAAAACGGATAGGCACTGTGCGCAAGGCTCGACGGGGTTGAGAAATAGGTGGTACGTAGATGCTCCTGCGACGCCATGCCCGAGGCCACTTTGCGCAGCTTTTGGAAATTGGGGATCCAGAAATACTCATCCACATACAGGTCGCCGTTATGGCTCTGCGCGGTGTTGGAGTTGGTGCCTAGGAAAATCAGCTTCGCGCCGTTGTTACCTAACACTATGGGATCGCCGGTGAGCTCAACATCAACCTCTCGGGCGAACTGGATGATGTATTCCCTGAACACGTAAGCCTGCGTTTTACTGGCCGAGAGAAAGATCTGATTACAGCCACTGTCCAACGCCTTGAGCAGCGCCTCGCGGGAAAAGAAGTAGGTTGCCCCAATCTGTCGCGATTTAAGAATGTCGCGAATACGGTGCTTTAGCCCCATCTCATACCAGTATTTTTGGTAGTTAAAGGACTGTTTAAAGAAAATGGCTTTGAGTTGGGCGATAGCCTCTTCGCTGAAGAAATTCTTCTTCAGCTGTTTGCGCTCGCCTTTGTTACGGCTGCGAATATTCGGATTGAGATCGGCCTCATTACCGCCGTTCATGTAACGGCTGACGCGTGCCAGTCGTTCAATTTGGCGACCGAGCAGGTCGATCTCTTTGTAGTCGCTCCCCTCCTTTTTGCTTTTCATCACCAGTTGAATCAACCGCGCCTCGATGCTGGTTTCCACGCGAGAAATCGGCGCGATATCGTCCCATTTCTCACGCTGTTTCCAACTCTGCACGGTCGGGCGTTTTTGGCTCAGCATGTCCGCGATTTGACGCACAGAGAACCCCTGCCAGTAAAGCAAAGCAGCCTGACGGCGTGGGTCACTGAGGATAGTAGTATCGAGTGTCATGTTCATGGTGCAAAGGCTACGCAAGCCGCTCAGCGCCTGCCTTATGTGCCTGTTGTCTCAGCGGTTATCAGACGCGCATCGATGGCGGCCAGCGCTTGGAGTCAGGAAACTAGCCCCGACCCCAATACCGACTCAGGACACCTGAACAATGGCTAAGAAAATTTCAAAATGGTTTCGCATCGGCGTCGAGGGTGACACCTGCGACGGGCGTGAAATCGACAATAACGATATTCAACAGATGGCCGACACCTTTGACCCACGTGTCTATGGCTGCCGGATTAACTTAGAGCACATCAAAGGCACGTTACCCGATAGCCCATTCCGTCGTTTCGGCGATGTGGTCGAGCTAAAAGCGGAACGCATTGAAGATGATTCAATTCTTAACGGCAAGCTGGCGCTATTCGCCAAAATGGCACCACTGGCCGAGTTGGTGGCTATGGTGAAATCGGGTCAGAAAGTCTACACCTCGATGGAGATCCGCCAGAATTTTTCTAATACCGGCAAATCGTATCTGGTGGGGCTGGCCGTCACCGATGACCCTGCCAGCCTCGGCACGGAATACATGGAATTCTGCGCTCGCGCCAAAGCCAACCCGCTTGCCAGCCGTAAAGGCCAGCCTGACGATCTATTCTCTGCCGCCATGCTGGCAGAGCTGGTATTCGAAGACGTCCCCGACACCCTACTTAATAGCCTGACCGATAAGGTCAAAGGCATCTTTAGCCGCAAACAGGCCAGCGATGACGCCCGCTTTAGCGATGTACACGAAGCAGTCACCGCCGTTTCTGAACAGGTGCAAATCACCATCGAGAGCAACGAGCAACGTTTCTCCACCCTTGAACAAAACCTCCAGACCCTATCCGAACAGGTAAGCCGAGAAAAACAGGCACTGTCCACGCTCAAAGGCCAGCTCGATACCACAGAGAACTTCAGCCAAACGCGACGCCCACTGGCGAACGGTGGCAACGGTGAAGAGATGCACCTGACCAACTGCTAAACGCCACGCTGGCAAATAACGTAAAAAATCATTGATAGAGAGAGACTATGCGCCCGAATACCCGCTTTAAATTTAACGCGTTCCTGACTCAGGTCGCCAAGCTCAACGGCATCGACGTGAACGATATCGCCAAGAAATTCACCGTCGAGCCGTCCGTAACCCAAACACTGATCACCACCGTGCAGGACACCTCCGACTTCCTCAAGCGCATCAACATGGTGCCGGTGGATGAGCAAGAAGGTGAAAAAATTGGCCTCGGTGTGACCGGCTCGATTGCCAGCACCACCGATACCGATAGCGGCGATGAACGCGAGACCGCCGATTTTGCCGCCCTCGAGGCGCGCCGGTATAAGTGCGAACAGGTCAACTTTGACTTTCATATCCGCTACAACACCCTCGACCTGTGGGCGCGTTATCAGGACTTCCAGATCCGCTTACGTGATGCCATCACTAAGCGTCAGGCGCTCGATTACATCATGGCCGGTTTCAACGGCATCAAACGCTCGGCAACCTCTGACCGCAGTAAAAACCCGATGCTACAAGACGTGGCCGTCGGTTGGCTGCAAAAACTGCGCAATGAAGCTCCAAAGCGCGTAATGGATAAAATCACCGACGCCGAGGGCAACGTGGTCTCAACCACGATCCGTATCGGTAAGAACGGCGACTACGTCAATCTCGACGCCGCCGTGATGGACGCCACCAACAGCATGATTGAGCCACGGCATCAGGAAGATCCTGACTTGGTGGTCATCTGCGGCCGCCAGTTGCTAGCCGACAAGTATTTCCCGCTGGTGAACCAAGAGCAGCCGAATACCGAAGCTATGGCCGCCGACGTGATTGTCAGTCAAAAGCGCATCGGTAATTTACCGGCGGTTCGCGTGCCGTACTTCCCCGCTGACGCCCTGATGATCACCCGTCTGGATAACCTGTCGATTTACATCATGGACAGCGCTCACCGCCGCCATATCGAAGAGAACGCCAAACGCGACCGCGTCGAAAACTATGAGTCACTGAAGATCGATTTCGTGGTCGAGGACTACGGCTGTGCCTGCCTGATTGAAAACATCAAGCTGGGCGTATTCCCTGAGTCAGAAGCACCTACCGACACGCCGGAGGCCTAACCATGTCCAGCCCTGCACAGCGTCACATGATGCGCGTGTCAGCGGTGGAGGCGGCGCAGCGTGGCAATCACGCGCTACGCCATGCCACTGGCTACGAGCAGATGTTGGTCAAACTGAGTAGCGACAAGCGCACCTTAAAAGGCGTGCGCTCGATTGAGCGCAAAGCAGCTCGCAAGCGTGAAATGTTACCGCACTATGCGCCATGGGTAGCCGGTGTGTTGGCCGAAGGCCACGGAGCTCAGGATGCTGTGTTGATGACCGTGATGGTGTGGAAGCTTGACGCCAGTGATATCGCCGGTGCGTTGGATATTGCGCGCTACGCCCTCACCCATCAGCTAGTTATGCCTGATACCTACACCCGCCCAACGCCGTATTTACTGGCCGAGGATGTGGCTATCGCTGCCGATCGCCTGCGCGTTGCCGGTGAGCCGGTCGATGTGTCGCTCCTGCTCACCACGCTGGAGCTGACCGACGCCGAAGATATGCCCGACCAAGTGCGCGCCAAGCTGCACAAAATCACCGGTCTAGTGCTGCGCGATATCGGTAAAGACATTCAAGCGCTCACTCATTTACAGCGCGCCATGCAGCTCGACCGCCATGCCGGTGTGAAAAAAGACATCAGTACGTTGGAAGCCAAGATCCGTAAAGCCAACGGCTAACCGAACGCGCCCCGCGCTGGGCGGCACGTAGGCCGAAACAGGTTAACGCCTCGTCTGACGCCTGCGTCCACCGCCCCCTATTTTGAGGTTGTAATGGATATCGTTATTGAGAAGAACGACGCGTTGGTCATTCCTCCGCTGGAAGCTAACGAGCCGCCGATCCGTAACACGTTTTTCTGGCCGGATATTGACCCGGTACGGATCCGCGAATTGATGCGGCTGGAGTACACCGTCACCCCGCCCCGCCTGCGTGAAGCAATTTTAACCGGTATGTCTGAAACCAACGCAGAGCTTTATGACTACCGCCAGCGGCAAATGGCCGCCGGTTACAAAACCCTCAGCGACGTCCCTGCCGAACAGCTCGATGGCGAGAGCGAAAAATGCTTCCACTATCAGCGTTCGGTGTCCGCGTTCGCCAGTGCAAGCGTTTACGAACGCTATCGCGGCTATGACGCCAGCGCCAAAGGCAACAAAAAAGCCGAGGACATCGACGGCACCATAGACGAACTGTGGCGCGATGCACGCTGGGCGGTGAGTCGCTTAGAAGGTCGGCCTAAATCCATCATTGGACAAATCTAATGCGCGTTATCGCCTCACAGGGCGACACCCTCGACGCCCTGTGCTATCGCCATTACGGGCGCACCGAGGGCGTGGTCGAGGCGGTGCTCGCAGTCAATCCGGGACTGGCTGAGCTGGGCGCGGTGCTACCGCATGGCACCGCGGTCGAGTTGCCGGTCGTTGAGTCCTCGACCACGTCGGAGACTCTTAACCTATGGGATTAATTCATGAACGAAACCGATAAGAGCGTGGTGACGCTATTCCTCATCGGCATGTTGATTGTGGTCGGCAAAGTGCTCGCCGGTGGTGAACCCATCACACCCCGGCTGTTTATAGGCCGCATGTTGCTCGGTGGCTTTGTTTCCATGGTGGCCGGTGTGGCGCTGGTGCAATTCCCTGATTTATCCGGTGCCGCCGTAAACGGCATCGGTGCCGCGTTGGGGATCGCCGGTTATCAGGTGGTGGAAATCTTTATCCAGCGCCGCCTGAACAAAGAAAACAAAACCGACAAAGGGGATAAATAATGGCCGTGATTAAAGTCCATCCAAACGTTGCCGCGTTTCTCGATATGCTGGCGTTTTCTGAGGGAACGGCGAACCACCCACTCACCCGAAATCAGGGCTATGACGTGGTGGTCACCGGTATCGATGGCAAGCCGGAGGTATTCACCGACTACAGCGATCACCCGTTTGCGCACGGTCGTCCCGCGAAAACCTTCAACCGACGCGGTGAGCGCTCGACCGCCTCGGGGCGTTATCAGCAGCTTTATCGCTACTGGCCGCACTATAACGCATTGCTTTCACTGCCTGACTTTAGCCCGTCGTCACAAGACCGCCTCGCGGTGCAATTGATGGCCGAGCAGCGAAGCCTTGCGGATATCGAGCGCGGTGATATCGAGCAAGCGATCAGCAAGTGCCGCAATATTTGGGCGTCTTTGCCGGGTGCCGGGTACAACCAGCGAGAGCACCGGCTCGACAAACTGATCGAGGTTTATCGAGCAGTTGGGGGAACACTTGCCCCATGAGAACGCTGATTATCTTGTTGATAGTGGCCATGGTCGGTCTGTGGTGGTTAACGCGTGAAAATCGCGAGCTGGGGCAAGCCCTCAGCGCCGCCACGCAAACCATCAGCACGCAAAAAAACACCCTCGCCACGCTAGAAAATAAGCTCAACGTGGTGCGCGATAACGCCGAACGTAGCGAACGCGCTCAGCTGGCATTGCGTCAGCAGCTCGACCACGCGCAGCAGCTCGCCATCGGTAAAGACCAAAAAATAACGAGGCTACTTAATGAAAATAAAGCGCTGCGTGATTGGTATCAGTCTGCTTTGCCTGATGACATTGCAAGGTTGCACACCCGTCCCGCCTTTGACACCGCCGAAGCTTATCTACGTTGGATGTCCGAAGGTGGCGAGCTGCCCGATACCGGCAAGCCTGCCGAAAACCAACGGCGATCTGAGTGAGGACAACCGCCAATTAGAGCGCGCACTGGTGAACTGTGCGCTACAGGTGGAAACCGTGAAACAGTGCCAGGAGTCACACGATGTTAAAGCCTAAAAGCCTACGCGAAGCGCTTGAGAAAGCCGCGCCGGTGCTGCGTAAAAATCCCGATATGCTGCGCTTGTTTGTAGATAATGGGACGATTGCGAGCACGCTGGCCGCGTCGTTGTCGCATGAAAATCTATACACGCTCAATGTGATGGTGACCGATTTTTCTGGCGATCTGGATTTGCTTATCGTGCCGATTAACGCATGGTTACGCGAAAACCAGCCGGATATCATGACCACCGACGAGGGCAAGCGGAACGGCTTCACCTACTTTGCTGACCTGAATAATCACGACAGTATCGATGTGAGTTTTAGTCTGCGCCTCACGGAGCGCGTTATCGTTAAACAGGTCGCTAAGGCGCTTCATGTGAAGCACCTCAGTGAGCCACCTATCCCGCAGCCGGTTGAGCGTCCAACCGAGCTTTATGTCAATGATGAGTTGGTGAGTGCGTGGGATGAGTGAGCTCAAACAGTTTGAGGAGCGGCTCGCGGGGCTGATTGGCAACCTGACACCGGTACAGCGTCGCAAAATTGCGGTGGAAGTGGCAAAGCGCTTGCGCACCAGTCAGCAACAGCATATTAAGCAGCAAAAAGCGCCCGACGGTACGCCCTATGCCAACCGAAAGCCGCAACCAGCCAGCGGTAAACGAGGCCGCGTAAAGCGCCAGATGTTCGCCAAGCTGCGCACCAATCGTTTTATGAAAGCCCAAGGATCAAGCGATGCCGCCGTGGTGGAGTTTGTCGGACGTGTTCAGCGTATGGCGCGGATACATCAAGAGGGTTTAAGCGACAAGCCAAACCGGTTTAGTCGCGAGGTGAAATACGATGCGCGACAGTTGTTGGGGTTTAGCGCATCTGATAGGGATATCGTGGAGGAGGTGGTGACCGAGTTTTTCCGTGAGTGATTGGTTTTATTTACAAGAACCCGATGAGTGTATGTTTGGACACAAAATTAAAAATGGCATTCTACTAAGGGTGAAAGTAAACTTGCAGGTACAGAGGCACTAAATTAATAAACTATAAATGACTAGAATTAAACCTATAAAATCAATCCACGAACTTATACAGCAGTAATAATGAATTATATTTGGGTTGTATGAAAGCCATGCAAAAAAGCATGGCTTTGCATTCGAAAGACTAAACTCTGAGTGCTCGAAAAAAAATCGAGCCTCATAACGCCACAATTAATAACATCGCATAGTGAACGACCGGGCATATCATATGTAGACTAGACTTTTTGTGTTGGGTAAATATTCCTTATATTGTGGCTAAAAAAAGAGCCAACTGAACCTGCACTCATTAAATCTGAGTAAACATTTTCGCTGACATTATAATACTGATAAACTCCACCATGATTAAATTCAATTTCAAGGGTTTGATTTGCAGCATCGTATCCAACCGATGCTAAGTTGGATGAATTAACAGCTATCCGTTCCATTTATTTTTCCTCTTTTATCGGTTTATTTAAACGCCATGCTTCTATTAATTTTGAATAATTTCTCTCTGCATCTCTAGGTTTAGACCATGATTTACTAACATCGGGATCTTGACTATCTGGATAATATCCATCAGGTGGTAACTTAAATTTACATCGAGAAGGTAATTTTGCTGCCTCTCCAATAATAATGGCTTCTCCAGTTCTCAGTATAGGTAATGAATCAATAAGAGAGCTTAATCCATCAGACATAGCAGCCTTTACCTTGGAGCGATCACTTGCATTTGTTAACCTTAAGGCAAAAAGTGTTCCACATTGAGATAGTATTGTATCGTCAACTTCAGATGGCCTTTGGCTAATAATCATTAGGCCTACTCCAAATTTTCTTCCCTCTTTGGCAACTCTCTGCACTAGGTTTTTTGTAAGGCCAGTATCATTATTTGAAAGATATCGATGTGCCTCCTCAAGAACGAAAAGCACAGGGTTTTTCTTCAATCCAGAACTCAAATTCCTTCCCCACAGAGATGCTTCAAAAACAATACTCATAATAGAACCCAAAAGCATGTCCAATTGATTCGATGGCATACCTGATAAATCCAGAATTGAGATTGGCTTATCATGATTTAACCATTCATTTAATAGATGATCTAGATCATTAGTAACTTTTCCGTTTTCATCTGGGGTATATCCATCAGGAGTAAGGAAAAAAGAATATTGACTATCAAGCAACCTCGCCTTCATGAGGTTTAATTGCTTTGTTAAAATATGATTGCCTTTTTTAAATGGGGGGTTACTTGCAGTTCCAGGGGGGGTGAATTTAGGTGGAGTAAGAGTAAGTAAGTCACCTTTAATACCATCTTTATACGCAGGAGTTATAAAGTCTTTTTCTTTATATGTAGCAGTATCATCAAAAACGAATCTATACCATAGTTTATGTAAATTATAAGGCAAAGGTGTAAATGAAGTGACCTTACTTTCACTTATGTATTTTATTTTATTAGTTTTAATGGACTCTTTTTTGCTTTCAGTAATAAATTCAATCATTGAATTTTTACTTGCTTCATTAATATTTCCACATAAAAAATCTATAAGCTTTTCAGTAGGAAGAGCCCAAAATGGAATATTTAACTTACTTTCTCCTTTTGATGGCTCGACTGAAAATACTTTTGATATATCCTTAAGAGCTGAGGAGTATTCACCATGCATATCAACTAGTAATATCCTTGCCGAGTTATCAGTCTTACCATCTAATTGACAAATTGATCGTAATAAACCAGATACACTTGTTGACTTACCAGAACCAGTTGAGCCAACAACAGCAGAATGCCTTGTCACGAGCTTATCTATATCTAAATTAACATCTATACTTTCTGAACTGGCTAATTTCCCTACCGTAACAAAATTCTCGCTTTTAGAACCGTATACAACTTTTAAATCTGAGTCCAAAACCATATGAACATCGTCACCAACCGAAGGGTATTGACTAATCCCTCGGTCAAAGAAACCACACGAACTCTCTCCAATCAATTCAACAATTATGGTTCTATTATCCGAAGATACATTTTCGTCATAATCAATGGTAGAATTTTCATTGCTAGAACCAACTACACCATATAAGTCATTATAGCCTTGAGGAATCCTTACAAAGCTTCCAACTTGACCAACTTTATGTGTCCTTCCCTCCAGAACTAATAGTCCTGAGTTAACTTTTTGAGAAAGTCTAATCGTAACCGATGAGCTAGAAATTGAGACAATAACGCCAATCGATGTTGAAGCCATTAGCATCTTACTCATCACTACTATCCTCAGTATTGCTTTCAACAATTATTGGTGATGCAGATACTTCTCCGCCAGCAATTGCTAGGAATCTTGCAAGCCATAGGAAATCACCTAACATAAACTCTTGTTGATCACCCAAATACTCTTTTCTAACATGAGTCCAATTTTTACTAGGCAACTCTCCAGTTTTCCATGGGGCAGAAATCGTGTTAATTACCGCGCCATCTCTACAGTAAACACTAAGATTAGGTGTTCTCTTAGCCAAATCCGTTGCATAGACTTCCTCTGCTAGAGTTTTATATTGGAAAGCTAATACAGCACTCGTAGGATTTGCAGAAAGGCACTCACTGATTTTCGAAGATATATGTGCATCTGCAAAAGAAAAACCAGTCGTGATTAGTAAAGTATCTGGTTCCATTATAAAATTCTTAAGTCTTTCAAACAATGCAGAGAAAGGAGCTGCTTGAGTTTGAGAGTATTTTATATGTGATGGGTAAACCATATTAGAAATTTCACATTCCGGAACTCTTGTTACCTGCCCGTTCGAACGCATCATCCATCCTATCGAGCCATGTAGTTTCCATAATCTCACCCATCTAGGAGGTAGATCATTTGTAGATATGCTTGCAGGATCAAAAAAAGAATATCTGGAGCCTGTGAATCCGTCGAAAAAAGGGGTTTGAGAGCGTTCTAGAGCATCTTCACAGAGCAAATCATAATTGGTTGTGAATATTTCAACACCATAACTCCTATTAATACCATTAATCCAAGATACTAACTCACTGTATGGATTTTGATTATCAGGAAGTGATTTACTAACAACCTCCTTAATTTTTGAGCAGATCGCCAACTCTAATTCTTTGAATTTTGCTGCATTGCCGCCGTGAACACTATATTCTCCAATTATATCACCAAGAGTTCTTACATCTGATAATATTTTTTCTAGATTATTATCACTAGAGGATTTTTCTAGTGTTTCAAATATATTGAGCAACTCACTTGAAAGAGATTTTCTTACGTGTTGTGTCAATCCTTCAATATTTGGTATTAATGGCTCGTATTTTCCATCTTCACCAACATTAATGCTTACCGGAGCTCCCGCACCTATAAGAACTCCAATTTTTTTCCTGCCATTCGTTACAAGTTGACGGAAATCAAACATGTACGTATCAGGGTTATGAACAGAAGCACTCATTTTAATTCCATTAAATTGTTTTTTTAAAATGTGGAGACGTAGTTTCCCCACTACCTCATCATTTCTACATATAAGCAAAGACCATGGCACCAGCTTGTCATATATCCCATGTTCTTTAAAGCTGCATTTGCATTTTAACCATATCTTGCACATTTATTTCGTTATCACAGCGTTATTGTGCTCAGCATTCGATTCACACACTAAGCAGCCTATCCCTGTTGTCTGACCTCCCACCCTACGCCCTCACATTGCCGCTAGCTTTCCCTAGCGGCATCCTTTCCCCATGAGCACACAATCCCAACTATCCGAAATCTCGCGCCTACTGCGCAATCTTATCCGCACCGGTGTCGTGTCCGAAATCGATACCGATGGAGCCCTGTGCCGCGTTCAAATCGGCGAAATACAAACCGGTTGGATTAACTGGCTGGCGCGTCGCGCTGGCCGTTCGCGTGACTGGTGGGCTCCGTCGGTGGGGGAGCAGGTGTTATTGCTGGCCGTTGGCGGCGAGCTCGATACCGCCTTTGTCCTGACCGGCATTTACTGCGATGAATTCCCCGCCCCATCTGCGTCTGCCGATGGTTGGCGCGTCGAGTTTCCAGACGGCGCGGTTATCGAGTACGAGCCCGATACCGGCAAGCTCACCGTGAGCTGCATTAAAAGCGCGGATGTGACCGCCTCGGCGTCGGTGGTGGTGACTTGCCCGTCCGTCACCGTGACCGCCAGCGAAAAAATCACCCTCGATACCCCCGAAGTGATTTGCACCAACAAGCTAACCACTGGCTCTATCGAGGTGCAAAAAGGCGGCACGATGCGCGGCACCATCAAACACACCGGCGAATTCACCTCGAACGGCGTGCAGGTTGACGACCATGGCCATGGCGGCGTTAAAGGCGGTGGTGAATGGACGGAGGGAACGAAATGACGGCGCACTATTCCGGCATGAGCCGAGAGGACGGTCAGCAGCTCGATGACCTCGCGCATATTCGCCAAAGCGTGCGCGATATTCTTATCACGCCGGTCGGCACGCGGGTCATGCGTCGTGAGTATGGATCGCTGTTGTCTGCGCTGATTGACCAACCGCAGAACGCCGCGCTCAACCTGCAAATTATGGCCGCCTGTTATATGGCGATTTTGAAATGGGAGCCCCGCGTTAGGCTCACGGCCATCACGTTCGATAACCGGTTTAACGGCGAAATGTTTGTCGATATTACCGGCACGTTGACTGACACCGGCGGCACCTTCTCCCTTAACGTACCTGTGAGTTAATCCATGGCAACCATTGACCTGAGCCAGCTCCCCGCGCCCGATGTGGTTGAGGAGCTGGACTACGAAAGCATTTTAGCCGAGCGCAAGGCGACGGTGTTGTCGCTGTTTGACGAGAGCCAGCGCGAGGCGGTAGCGCGTACCTTACAGCTCGAATCGGAGCCGCTGACCAAGTTACTCGAAGAAAGCGCCTACCGCGAGGTGATGTGGCGCCAACGGGTGAATGAAGCTGCCCGCGCGAACATGCTGGCCTATGCCACCGGCGGCGATCTGGATAACCTCGGCGCGAACTATAACGTTGAGCGTCTGGTCATTACGCCCGCCGATACCACCGCCATTCCCCCTCTGGCCGCCGTGCTGGAGTCCGACAACGATTTTCGGGTACGTATTCAGCAAGCCTTTGAAGGGTTAAGCGTGGCCGGTTCAGTGGGGGCGTATCAATTCCATGGCCGCAGTGCTGACGGTCGGGTGGCTGACGTGTCGGTCATTAGTCCCACACCGGCGTGTGTCACTGTCTCGGTGCTTTCGCGTGAGGGGAACGGCGCGGCCAGCGATGAGTTGATCCAGAGAGTGAATCTTGCGCTCAACGCCGAAGACGTGCGCCCCGTTGCCGACCGTGTGACGGTGCAAAGTGCCGAAATTGTGCTGTATCAGATTGTGGCCGAGCTCTATCTCTATCCGGGGCCGGAAGTCGAGCCGGTACGGGAAGCCGCCGAGGCCAAGCTGAAAACCTACATCACTGCTCAGCACCGCCTCGGGCGTGACATTCGTAAATCTGCCATCTATGCCGCGCTGCATGTGGAAGGTGTGCAGCGCGTTGAGCTCGCGCAGCCGGTGGCCGATATCGTGCTCGATGAGACTCAGGCGTCCTATTGCTCTGATTATGCGATCACGATTGGGGGCGCGGATGAGTGATAACCGCCTGTTACCGGTTGGCTCCTCGCCGCTGGAGGTGGCCGCCGCGATTGCTTGCGCTGAGATAGAGCGAACCCCGATACCGCTGCGCCAGCTCTGGAACCCGAAAACCTGCCCAGTGAATCTATTGCCCTATCTGGCGTGGGCGTTCTCAGTTGACCGCTGGGATGCGACGTGGCCGGAGGAAACCAAGCGTGACGTGATTGCGGCGGCGTATTACATCCACAGCCGCAAAGGCACCATTAGCGCCGTACGTCGCGTGGTTGAGCCGCTGGGCTACGTGATTAACGTCAATGAGTGGTGGGAGACCAATGACCCGCCCGGCACCTTTCGGCTCGATATTGGCGTACTGGAAAGCGGCATCACCGAGGAAATGTATCACGAGATGGAGCGACTTATCGCGGACGCTAAACCCGCCAGCCGCCACCTCATCGGACTCAACATTATTCAAGATATCGCCGGTTATGCCTACACCGGCGTCGCCCTGTATGACGGCGAAATTATTACCGTTTACCCTGACCTAGAGAGCTAACCCGATGGCACAAAAATATAAGGCGGTACTGACCAAAATCGGCGCGGCCAAGATTGCTGCCGCGACCGCTGGCGGGACTAAAATCAACCTCACCCAAATGGCCGTCGGTGACGGTGGCGGCGCGCTGCCCACGCCTGACCCAGCACAAACCAAGCTGATTGCCGAGAAGCACCGCGCCGCGCTCAATAAAGTGATCGTCGACCCGAAGCACAAAAACTATTTAGTGGCCGAGCTGGTTATCCCGCCGGAGATTGGCGGCTTTTGGATGCGTGAGCTCGGTCTCTATGACGAGGTCGGCGCGCTGATTGCGGTCAGTAATATGGCCGAGAGTTACAAGCCGCTGTTATCCGAGGGCTCAGGCCGTGCGCAGACCCTGCGCATGGTGGTGATTGTCAGCGATATGGACACAGTCAATTTGCTGATCGACAGCTCTACCGTGCTCGCCACGCAGGAATACGTTGACGATAAATTGCTGGAGCATGAGCAATCGCGCCGCCATCCTGACGCAACGCTCAAAGAGAAAGGTTTTACCCAACTGAGCAGCGCGACCAACAGCAACAGCGAGGTATTATCTGCCACGCCGAAAGCCGTTAAAGCGACTTATGACTTGGCAAACGGCAAGTACACCGCGCAGGATGCGAGCACGGCTAAAAAAGGGATTGTTCAGCTTAGCAGTGCCACCAATAGCCCCAGTGAGACATTAGCCGCTACGCCGAAAGCGGTGAAGGTGGTTTATGACTTGGCGAGTGCTAAATATACCGCGCAGGATGCAACCACAAACCAAAAAGGCATTGTACAGCTCAGCAGTGCCACCAATAGCCCCAGTGAGACGTTAGCCGCTACGCCGAAAGCGGTTAAAGCCGCGTATGACTTGGCAAGCGGCAAATACACCGCGCAGGATGCGAGCACGACACAAAAAGGGATTGTTCAGCTCAACAGCGCCACTAATAGCGAGAGTGAAACGCAAGCGGCGACGCCAAAGGCTATTAAAAAAGCTAACGATAATGCCAATGGGCGGCTAGGTAAATCGAGTAACTTGGACGACCTTGCAGATAAAAAAACCGCCAGAAAAAATATTTCCGCAATAGGTTTTTCAAATGAGCGATTTCGTGATGGTGCGGATTTTAATGATGCGCCGCAAAACTCAACCTCATTTGTTTATCCGAGTGCGAAAAACAGTCCGGGATTTTCAGGCTCTGTTTTGGACTTTTCAGGGTTGGGAGGTGGATATAACGTTGAAGTCAGTGCGACATACCTTACCGGTGGAAATCGTATTTCATTTAGAACTCGCAATGGTGATGCGGGTACATGGAATCAGTGGTTCGAAATTTATCATACTGGAAAAAAACCTACCGCACTCGATGTAGGCGCATTGCCGATTGTTGGCGGGATTTTGAATGGTAATTTAACAGTTAAAAACCAAATCCAAGTCGGGGGCGTTGGTAACGGCTTTCTGACTATTGGGGACAGCGATTCAGGCTTGCGCAGCTCTGTCAATGGTCAGGTGGATTTATACGCCAATGGCCAAATGTTCGGCTATTGGAACACGACAATCCTGTCATTCACTGGGCAGATTATTCCAACAAATTACGCGAACTTTGATACTAGGTACTACACAAAAGCACAGAGCGACGCAGGATATGCGCCTATGCTCCGTTCCTATTCCAAAGCCGAGTCAGACGCTCGCTATGTGCGTGACATTCGCATGGGAGCTAACCAAAGTGGAATTATATGGGGGGGTGAAGGTGGTACGCTGCCTGCGGGATATGTACTGACTGGGGGTAACTTCGATGATGACCGAGAATATCCTGTATATGCCCCTGTTCAAAAATATATAAATGGTCAGTGGTATAACGTAGGGAGGGCATAACATGATGCATTTAAAGAATATTAAAGCAGGCAACCCTAAAACAGTTGAACAATATCAACTTACCCGTGACTTTGATGTGAAGTGGTTATGGTCAGAGGATGCTAAAAACTGGTACGAAGAACAAAAAAACTTTCAACCTGACACATTAAAAATTGCATATGACCATACTGGGATTATTTGCTGTATTGAAAAAGATGTTTCATTAATTAACCCAGAAGGTATGAGTGTAATTGAGCTACTAGATATTACAGCAAATCGGAGAGCTGATGTCTCCGGTAACTGGATGTATCAGGATGGACAAGTCATCAAGCGAATTTACACGCATGAAGAAATAGTCACTCAAGCAGAGGTAGATAAAACCCGCTTGCTTGCCGAAGCTACCACGGCTATTGCTCCATTGCAGGACGCTGTTGATATTGGTGTTGCTACAGAAGCAGAGGGCGCGCTACTTATCGCGTGGAAAAAATACCGAGTTTCGATAAACCGCCTTGATACCAGCAAAGCCCAAGATATTGAATGGCCGACTCTCCCCGCCTGATTTACCTCGTTTATCTCGCCCTCGTTTGAGGGCTTTTTTTTGCCTGTTGTTTCATCACCCGAACGTCGGCCATTGCTCGCTGTTCCCGTCCACGCACAACACAATAGCCTTGCAACTTTCTCACGGAGTCAAACACGATGCCCGATTTTAAACATGGCGTGCAGGTGCTCGAAATTAACGACGGCACCCGGGTCATTTCAACCGTTTCAACCGTTTCAACCGCCATTATTGGCATGGTCTGCACCGCGTCGGATGCAGATGAAAAAATGTTCCCGCTCAATGTGCCGGTGCTGATTACCGACGTGGTGGCCGCTGCCGGTAAGGCCGGGACGAAAGGCACCTTGGCCGCCGCACTGGCTGCCATCGGCGACCAGTGTAAACCCGTTACCGTCGTGGTGCGCGTGGCCGAGGGCGAAGGTGATGACGAAGAAGCGATCCAAGCGGCGACCATTTCCAATATCATCGGCGGCGCGGATGAGAACGGCCAATACACCGGCCTAAAAGCGTTACTCACCGCGAAAGCCGTGACCGGCGTTAAGCCTCGCATTTTGGGCGTGCCGGGTCTCGATACTAAAGAGGTGGCCGTTGCGTTGGCGTCAATCTGCCAGCAGCTGCGTGCCTTTGGCTATATCAGCGCGTGGGGCTGTAAAACCCTGTCAGATGCGATTAAGTACCGCGACAATTTCAGCCAGCGCGAGCTGATGCTGATTTGGCCGGACTTCTTGGCATGGGATACCACGGCCAACGCCAGCGATACGGCATGGGCGACGGCGCGCGCATTAGGTCTACGCGCCAAGATTGACCAAGAGACCGGTTGGCATAAAACCCTGTCTAACGTCGGGGTGAACGGCGTCACCGGTATCAGTGCCTCGGTATTTTGGGATTTACAGGCACCGGGAACCGATGCCGACCTGCTCAACGAGGCCGGTGTTACTACGCTGGTACGCGCCGATGGTTTTCGTTTTTGGGGCAACCGCTGTTGCTCTGATGACCCGCTGTTTATGTTTGAAAACTACACCCGTACCGCGCAGGTGTTGGCCGATACCATGGCCGAGGCGCACATGTGGGCAGTCGACAAACCGATGAATGATGCGCTTATCCGCGACATTGTCGAAGGGATTAAGGCCAAATTTCGCGAGCTGAAAACCAGCGGTTATATCATCGATGCCGATTGCTGGTATGACGAGAGCGCCAACGATAAAGAGAGCCTGAAAGCGGGAAAACTCTATATCGATTACGACTACACGCCGGTGCCACCGCTGGAAAACCTCACCCTACGCCAACGTATCACTGATAAATATCTGGTGAGTGTCGGCTCCACGGCTAACAGCTAAGGAACTCAAGCGATGGGAATGCCTCGTAAGTTGAAATACCTCAACATGTTTAACGACGCGTTGAGCTACATGGGGGTCGTCAGCTCGGTGACGCTGCCCAAACTGACCCGCAAGCTAGAGAACTATCGCGGCGGCGGGATGAATGGCTCGGCGGCGGTTGATTTGGGTCTCGATGATGACGCGCTGGCCTTGGAATGGACTATCGGCGGTTTCCCCGACGATGATTTATGGAGTCAGTACGCCGTACCGGGTGCCTCTGATATTCCTCTGCGTTTCGCGGGCTCTTTCCAGCGTGACGATACCGGCGAGATTAGCGGTGTGGAAATCGTGTTACGTGGCCGCCACAAAGAAATCGACGGCGGTGACAACAAGCAAGGCGAGAACACCGAGACCAAAATCTCGACCCAATGCACCTACTACAAATTGATAGTGGACGGCAAAGAGCTCATCGAGATTGACGTCGTCAACATGATTGAGAAGGTCAACGGCGTTGACCGCTTAGCGCAGCACCGTAAAAACATCGGTCTGTAATCTGATGGCCGGTCAGGTGCAACACTGGCCGGTTAATCCCCTTTTTTAAGAGAACGATTATGAAAGATAAAAACACCACTGAGCACGTCACCCCTGAAAATGACAATCTGGTGACGCTGGAAAACCCGATTAAGCGTGGCGATCTGCTTATCGAGCAAGTGACCCTCACCAAACCCAATGCGGGAACCCTGCGCGGCGTGAGC